GCCTTATTTGTATTAGGTTTTCTACCATCTTCATATCCATTGTCATAAGCCCTAATTTTTCCTGCTTTTAACGACTCTATTTCAGCTTGTTGCTGGCGTAGCATGGTTGCTATTTCAGTTGCATGGTTGTAAACCTGACCGCTATCAAACTCCATCAACAAATCAGCTAGTTCATTTGCGTTCATTAGCACCGCCCATCCATGTCAAGTTCTTCCGCTTCTTGTTGCGCCTTAAATCCCTTTAACAACATAGCATTTAAACCCCATTCCAATAGCAACTTCAATCCCTCTTTGTCAAATTCAACATGGGCATTGGCACTACCATCTTTGTTTTCTTTTACTTTAGTTACTTGTATTTTCATGCTTCCACCGCCTTTGCAACTTGTGTAACTATTTCTAACACATAGTTAATATCGTTAGGACTCAACTGCCCTAGCAACTGTATGATCTTTATCACTGCAACATCATTGTCTAATGGTTGGGGTTTTACTAAAGACTCAATCATTTTGATACCTCAAGGTTTCCAAGTTTTTGTTTAACTGCTCTTTTGCTACGAAATAAGTCGAACCATGCCCAAGATTTTTTATGTTTTCTTTTTTAAATAAATCTTCTTTTGATATCCACCCCTCTATCTCGCACCCTCTATCATCTACGATAGCCAGCATATAAATATCCGATGGAGAATTGATCTTACTTAAAGTAGCGAGTAAGTTACCTTGTTGGTGCCTTGTAGTTTTAACATCAACTGTTTTACCGCCTGTCAAAATCAAATCGTCCCCACCACTACGAGCATGAATACTAAAATCAGGACAAACATTTAATACTTTTGCAACACAGAACTCACCGATGACACCATCCATGTCAATATCCCAAGGGTCTTGCTTACCAACTTGTTGATCTTTAGTTTTATTTAGGTTGATACTGCGCCTGAGAAAACCAATCAGCCGACAAACATGCATCTCACCAGCGTTCAGATCAACTCTCATCTATATTCTCTTTAGATTCGGTTTCGTCACAGCGTTCTACCAGAGCAGCATATCCGCATATATCTACTAAGTTATCTCTGTGATTGGGGTTATTAGCGAACCGGGCCACTTTAACTAACATCATCATTGCAGCAACATCTTTAGCATTTAATTCTGCTACTACATCACCGCCATTTTCATCATGAATAGCCCCACCAGCCGCCATTAAATATGCGTTCCACATATTAGCAATCGTTTTTAAGTTCTTGCTTGGATGTCCGTAAGTTTTTTCACGATCACCATAAATAATGCCGTGCGCTTCTTTTAATATGTTAGTCATTTAGTCCATGCTCCATGAGTATCTTGCGTAGTCGTTGGCACTCTGCTTGAACAATATGCAACTGTTCACGCAACATTCTTATAGTATCTTCGTTGTCGTTGATCTTCACCCAACCAGCAAAAGGTATGCCGTAATAATCGTCATCATCAGTCTGTGCTTTAAGGCGATCTTCAGTAGTAAATGTCGTCATGAGTTCCTCACAAACTTAACGAGTTCACCAATAGAAAACACACACCACAATACCCACCACCACCAATCTGCACTGCCATGATACATAAAGAAAGCTGTTAACAAACTAATCATTACCATTCTCCTTGGTTGAATACTTCCTTGCACTTCGTCTTTCTGTGCAGTTATAGCATTGCCACCGATTGCGCTTGCCTTCGACTATCATACCTGTCATAGCTGGTTGCATTGACTGACAACTTGAACAGAACCTCTTACCTGTTAAACCTATTTCGGCTTCACGAGCCGCTTTTCTAATATCAATTTTTACGGACATACTTTCTCTTTTTGATTGCGACTATTCCATCATCGGATTCGATTTCGTTTCGGGCTTCTAGCATTGCATCTGCTATTTCGTAAGACCACTTACTAATAATTTCTTTTTTAAGTGTGTTTCTTTCCGCAACTAAAAGTCCGTTCAAAGCAAACATCGCAAAGCAATCTCGTAAATCGTTCTCGTTCATTTGATCTTCTTCTTTGCTAGTCCGCCAGCTTTACGCAGATCAGATGAGTGTAACTTCTTAACATCTTTATCTTTGATCTGACCAGCTTCTTTAGCAATCTTAGCCGCTTTCTTACGCTTAACAAACTTGTCTTCGCTTGTGACGAATCCACGCTTTGCGTTCTTGTCTTTGATATGCTCTTTAGCTTCGATCTGATCGTGCGCCCACTTCTTGCTAGGTGCTTCGATGATTACCCCTGTTTTCTTATCCTTGACCGCAGGGGCTACGATTTTTTCCTTTGTTGCCATATGTTTATCTTCCTCTCTGAGAGCTACGCTGATTGCCCATTGTAACTCTTCCCAAGTGGATCGTTGCATTACGACTGTGACATATCCTTGCCCACGCTTTATGTCGGCAAATATGTCGGTTAGTGTTTTGGCATGCCATTTCTGTACCTTTTTAGACTCGTGCTTTTTCTTGCTCACAACACATCTATCTTGGTTTCTAGGTAACGGATTACGGCTTTAGCATCCATGTATAAATGGCGCAGTCTAATCACTTCGTCTTGCAAGTGTTGAACATTTACTTCAGGGGTTGGTTCCGGCTCGGCTTCTTTTAATAATTCAAGCACGGATTTAGTTACGCTTGGTTTCTTTTTCTTTAACATCTTCTTCTCCTGTGGTTAATAAACTTGGTAAAAACTTTACATCTGCTTCTCGTATTACAAGGGCAACTCCACCGCAGTCTATGATCTTTTTGAGATTCAATTCTTGCAGTGCTGTGAGTTTCCCTTTTCCCGCTTTGGTTTCAATGCCGTAGAATTTACCTTGATGACAAACTAAAAAGTCAGGTGCGCCTTGCCTACCATAACCGCCTGTAACTGGCATCACATAGTAAGCGCCAAGCCCATCTAGGACTTGGCGAACCGCCTTCTTAACTTTCCCCTCGGGGGTCGTCGCCATCAAATTCTCCGTGAAAAACCCAAAATATATCTTCTCTAATTCGTCTGCCCACACCCTCGACTTCTTCGTTCTGTTTGCTAGGGTCGAGTAGCATAAGCACAGAGAGTTTATCTTGCACCCATTTTGGCAATTCGTCAACACTTTCGTAAGAATTTTTTAGCTGTGGTTTAAAAGCATCAATCATCTCGTAACATGTTGTTCCGACAGTGTTATCTTCATGAATCTGTACCCTATAAATCGGTATGGTTTTCATCATTTCTAGGTACGCAAGCAATACTTCCTCGGGGGCTGAAATCATCTTCTGCCCATTCACATCTTTCCAGTTTGCGCAAAAGCCTAGATCGTAGAATATATCTATGTATATCCCTTTCTCTTTTCTCATCATGTCTGATGACAACATTGTTATTACCCCCATGTTTAACCTCTCTCAATCCAAAATGTTCTATCGTCTACCTTCTGACCCACATACGGCACATACTGCTCATCTGCTAAGATGTTAAGGACAGATACTTGACCCGCTATGTCGGCCGGCAACTCGTTCATATGATAGGTAGTCGGCACATCGCTGGTAAAGTGCGCCCTCTCTGCCCATCTGTTATCTCGTACACCTTGGACTTCTTGCACATCGGCATAGGTATCTTCCCCTACTTGACGGAATCGGATAAACTGTGCTGATACTTTACGCATCTTCTCCTTGTTATAGTTATCCACTACTTCATCAATCTTGCTAGCAACCTCTCTGAACTCAGGGGTCTTGAACTCTATACCTTGTTTCATCAACGCTTGAATCTCAGCAACCAAAGCCATGTTGTTATTGTGTATTGACCTAGCTACCAATGCCAAGTTTCTTTCGGCTGTTTCGTTAACCCTTACCACATTGCAGTGCATATCCTCGTAGTAAGCCGTAGCCAACTCCCTGTGCGTAAACGGCACAAGATAAGTAAGAGCCAGCTTGACTGCCTTCTTTATATCCACAGTCATCTGCATACGATGTTGATCCCGATGCGTTGCATACTTAGCGTTCTGTATCTTGCGACTATATACACCATAGGTATCTTTACCACTATCTTTAACTCCGTTACTGCAAAAGTTAATCTGCCCTAATGCAAACGGATATTCGTCCATGTATACGGCAAACTCCTCGACCTGATAATACTGATGGTCAGGTGCAACTATCCTCGTAATATCTTTTGGGTAAAACTTTAGATTCGGCATTGCACTTTCAACCGCTTGGGCAAAGTTCTTAAGTTCTTCCCTTACAGGATAGTCATGGAAAGATGCAAAAGATTTATCTTTTGATCCCATAGCCATCTTAATTTTAGTTTGCATATGCTCATCAGCCATCAACTTCTTGATGTTAATTAGTTTTGTAGCCATATCATTCTCCTATATGTAAAGTTACTACTGCATTTCTGTTGCATACATACCGCCAATTCTGCGCATCAGCGATCTAAACTTTGCCCATGATTCTTTAGTCGGTTCAAACCTACCATTATCGATAGCACCAATGTCATAAACCGATAGTCCAGCAAGTGCCATACGCTTGTCATGCTCAGGGTTTTCAAGGATTTCTCTTGCTAAGTTCTTATCTATTTGTTTTACCCAGTACCAATAGCTAGTCGCACCTAACGATTCGGCATAGGCTTGCTTACTATCACCCAATGTATCGCCCATTACAGGTAACACAATCTGCATCCATTCCCACATGATCTTGATAGGTTCTTTGAAGTGTGCATCTACCTCTTTATCCACTCGTCTTGTAGGCATGGGCAACAGATCGCCGACACGCTTGAAGCCAGTTCCATCAACCTTGAATACAAGTTTGTGATCTTCAATCATGGTAAAGGTCTTGTTGTTCCAATCTATCTTAGACTTAAACTTAGGTAGGTAATACTCCTTGCCTTCGTACCTGACAAAGTGTTTACCATTACCAGTCCAGTCAAACCGCATACCACTAGGCAAGTATCTATCTAAAAATGTATAGCGAGATACGGACATACCACCATCTGAATGGTTATGGATTGTCAGGTAATCACCATCTCCCTTGCGTTCCCACATAATCGGTGCAGTCTGCTCAACCATTACTGGATCATTCACATACATATTGAATGACCAATGACCATCTAATAATAAGTATTTTGTATCACTTACTTTCATGACACGATTCCACCAATATCTGCGTTCGGCTAGTGGTCGCAAGTCTTGCGCTTTCCTTGCACCTTGAATCGGTTTCGTTTCTGCATAGCACTTAGCTACGGCATCAAAGCTATTCAACATTCCCATCATTTATCTCCTTCGATTAAGTTAATGAATCTACCAATTACAAAACCTACACCAAATACCAACAACATTGCTAATGCACATAAAGCCAAACCTACCATCCAATTATTGATTTCAAGTACGATCTGCATATCAGTCCTCTATATGTAAAGTTACACCCACATCTGCTTTCGCTGAACTGTTACCCTGAATACACCAAACCACAGGCACAGACCATTGACCCCACGAACCCACATAGCCATCGGTCAACATCACTACGGCTTCGGGCTTGATATTATGTTCTGCCATGTATCTCGGCACACACTCGGGATCAGTTCCACCACCGCCAGCTGGCTTCGTTGATCTAACTAAGTTCTCCCGGGATTGTTCGTCATACACTTCCTCTTTACATACTAAGGTGTCCCAATACATCAAACGAATCTTGCTAGGTTTAACCTGATCGCATATGCCCTTGATCTCGGTTAAGAACTTGTTAAGTTCATGCTGACCAATCGAACCCGAGGTATCGACACCGATCACGATCTCACCCATTGTTTCGCTGATAGACGAGGGCATCAGTATGTCCATGCCTATGTATCTACGATTAGGTTTCTTCCATGTCGAGTAATCTTTACCAGCACAAGTTGTTGTCACAAAGTCACGCAGTAACTCTTTCCAATCCTTCTTGGTCTGCAATAACTCTGTGATATCACGATTGCCACCCGAGCCAGCTTTACCAGCTAGAACTGCACCTTGCCTTACGGCTTCGTCAATCTCCTTAGCCAATGCTTCGGCTTCCTCGGCTGACATATCTTGTGCGCCGTCCCAGTCATGGTCATCGAACCCACCACCACCGCCACCACCTTCACCATCATTATCTTGCGGGGGTAGTTGGTCAAAGACTTGTTTAGCGTTCATGTTGCGATACTTCTCATCAGCACAACCGCCCTTCGGCATACTAATCCACTTACCCAAGTTCATATCCAATAACTTCTGATTGATAACATAGTCACAAGCCATGTTCGCCCGCATATGATCTATGTCATGCAAGTTCTTCCAAGTTGTTAGATGCCGATACATTTTGTGATAGCACTCATGTAGTATTAGGAATCTAAATTCGGCATCATTCAAACTATCGACGAACCTACGACCATATATCTCATCTCGCCCGTTCGTTGCGGCAGTTGGGCAATCATCTGATATCTTCTTACTACCAATCATCAACACACCAGCAAGCGCTACGAACTCATCACGACCCAATATATCAGTCGTTGCTTTCCATAGCCGTTGCTCGGCGGTTAGTTCTTTACCAATGGCTAGCATTGTTATTCTCCTGTTAATTTATTGATTAACTGCGTTATTTCATTCCATGTTTTATCTGCTTCTTTGTTTAGTTTTCCAGTCATGTGTTCTTCCGTCGTAACTTCTGCGTAGTGTTCAATCAATGACCTTAACTTAGAACCAATCAGCAATTTATCCATATCATTCTCCTGTTAGATGTAAAGTTACTTCTTATCTGCGGTAAACATAAAGTTGTTAGCCATGCACCATGCAGTAAACTTCTTATTGGTCATGACAAGTCCTTGCTTCTGGTATTTAGGGTTACGAACTTGCATAGCAAACAATGATTGCGCTTCCATATCTAACCGACCAAGATAGTCCATGAATGGATCGATCCATTCCTTGTTCATGGTAGCCAATGCACGATAGACAACCATCACGACTGCTGAACTATTGCTAGGAACTTTAGCGTTCATCGGATCGTTCTTGATATCTTCTTGGCGAGGCAACTCATCTACCAGCTTGATGTATGCACCGAGGTCAGAGCCAGCACGATCACCGATAGTGCCGATTAGATTCGACTTCAATGCGTTCTCGCTGATTCTATCCTTAGCCCATAGCCAATGTGATGCCAGTTCCAGCGATCTTGGAGTAACGAAAGATGGTCGTTGCGCTTGTGGGTGATAGATGTATGGATTACCACCGACTTCATCATCAGGTTTCTCTACATCTTCAAACGATTGGAACAGTTGCTCACCATGTTCTTTAACCCATAAGATCATTGATGGGTGAATACCAGCATTGAAAGCAAACCCTTCGATCCATTCCGTTGCAGTCGGCTTCTTCATGCGTATTGTGGTGATACGATTTCTATGATGTGGCATGAGTAAGTCACCGACACCTTCTGTGCCGAGGTTAGTAGTTGCAAAGATAATCGATCCATCAGGTAACTTCTTACTACCCATTGTGCGTTCTAACATCACACGCATCATGCCGTTCTTAACCATTGGGTTAGCCTTACCGAACTCGTCAATCATTAGAATGATTGGCTTACCATGATGTAGTCCCATCTCCTCGTTAGGCACGAACCGAACAAAGTCATCTGCACTATCGTCACGCAGTATCTTCGGTAACATCAGATCACCCAAGTCTTTCGTGGTGCAGTCAAAGTAACAAGGCACATGATCGGGTAGCTTGCTGGCTAACATCTTTAGGATAGATGATTTGCCTGTCCCCATATGACCTTGAACTAAGGTAGTAAGTTTACTTCCAGTTGCTAGGATTGAATCGACACACTCGTCGAGGGATTGTGCATA